CCAGGTAGTAGGCCGCGTTGTTTGCAGCCAGGGCCGTCAGGTTTGTGGAGAGAGGCTGATAGCTGCTGGCGGCGCTGGCTGCAGTCAGGTAGGCGGCCAGTGTTGAGGTCAACCCTGGCGGCTGCACAGCGGTCGCGGCTAAAGCGCCCTGGGCAGAGGTAGCAAAATCTCCCGCCGCCGCCAGCGCCGCTGACCCCAGCTCCAGGCTGGCTCGCCCAGTGGCGGCATTGAGCCCCGTGGCACCGCCGGTCCACTGCCCGCGCACTGAATAGGCCGTATCCCAGTTGGTCTGGCTGCTGTTGCTGGGCAGGCTGAATCCCGATGGCAGGCCCAGCGTGAGGGCGACGCTGCCGGCAGTGTTGGCGCTGCTGGTGCTCCAGCCGCTGGGGGGGGTCAGCGCCACGGACTGCACAGGGGCAAGCGCCAACACTGCCGACAGCGTCGCATCCCCGGTATTGATCGGCCCCGCCGTGCCGGTGCCAGTGCCCGCACCAGTGGCTACAAAATAAGCACCAACTGTATTTGATTCGGCGCCAATTGCTGTAAAAGAGGTATTGCCTACGCTGATAATTTGATACGCTTGCCCAACAACAAACGCCCCGGCCGTTACCGCCTCGCCGATGCGGTCCAACACCAGGCGGTCGCTGCCCTGAACGATGCCCAGGTCTGGCAGTTGGGAAATCGTGAGCGGTGTTTGGGTCATGGCTTAGGACGGCTGGGTTTGCAGCGAACGGCCGGAGCCGGTAACCAACAACTGGCCGGAGCCGGTGCGAAGGAGGCGGGAGACTAGGGGGATCGAGACGGTGGCGGTGCGGGCTAGCCTCACCATGCTCCAGCTCAGCGACCTAGGCTCGCTACCGGGCAGTGGCTCGGGCGCCCTTGTTGCCTTAAATGCAATGCCATCAACTACAAGCGAATGGTTGTAATCAAGATGGCCAAATTCTGCGGTTCTGATTTTCAGCAGCCATGGGACAATTTCCACTCCATCATCAAAGACCAGCTCTTTGTTTTCCTCCAAAAAACCACGGCCAGTAACGGCGCCAGCGATTACGCTGACGCCGCCCATGAAATCGAGGGCTACCTTGTCAGCCTGAGCCGATAGGGTTGCCCAGGACATTAGAAGGCGCCGTTGAGACGGACGTGGGCTGAAGTGTCGCCAGAAGCGTAAGCAGCAGTCTGGGTAGAAGCTGCTGGCACAAACACCCCAATAAGGGTGTGGCCGCTGGCGGATGCTGTCACGTTCTTGTTGGTGTCATTCCAGTACGCCTTGGCGTAAAGGCTTGCAGCAGCGCCGGTAGCCTTAGGAAGAACAAAAACACCTTCAAGATGAAAGGTTCCCTCTTCGCCGCTGGCAAGATCAGTGGCAGCAACTCCAAAAACCGAACCAATCAAGGCGCCGCCACCGCTGGAGACCGCGTAAGGGGCAACAATTGGGAGTGATTCTCCTTCCTGAACGTAGTTTTTCAAGGGTTTACCTCGGGGATTTGGTGGGGAAGAGCCGGGGGCGCCGGCCCAGGATCATTCGGTTTAGACGCCGGTAGAGCGGTAGAAGCCGCGCCAGTCGGCAATGGTGACGTAGAAGTCGTGGCGAACCAGCATCTCTACGCCGTCAGGGTTGCGCTTCTCGGTGGTGGTAATTGTGGGCCCACCTTCGCCGGCTAGATAACCAAACTGGATCATATCAATCCTGCTAGGGCTGGCAGCTAGATACCACATAGCAGTGGAATCATCAGAAAGACGAGCCTCGCTGATTACTTGCATTGATCCGGCAAACGGGTTGACGGCATTCAAAGCATTAGGCGCGTACTGGGGCAGAAGGGCCGAAGATACAACCTGAGATGCAGCAGTATCCAGCTCAGGCGGCACAATCAAATAGGCAGGTGTCAGGTTTAGAGGGGTTTTAGTTTCGTTAGCTTGAGCTGGGGCTGTTTGCTTTTTCAGTTTGACTTTGCCGGCATCAAGCCCGGCAATACCAACAGCGCCAGTACCAGTGTTGCTGTGATCGGCATGGAACAACGCCTTGCCGTCAAGGCTGACGGTGGCCCCCAAGCTGCCCTCAGTAAGCAGCGCCCAAGTCAAATTAGATTCAAGCAAAGAACAACCCGCACCCAGCTTCGGGGCGATGCGGCTCAAAGCAGATAAATCATCATTAATAAGCATTTGCCGGCTGATGCCTACGCTTTTGCCGTAAGTGCTAAGCTGATAGGTAGTCTTGCCATCACTAAAAGTGCCAGACTTGTATTCACCATTTTCAAGTATCTTTTCAGGTACAATAGTGGCGTTTAGCTGAACCCCGAAATTAGGTTTAAAGTCATTATTGTCTGATTGATTGGCCAATACCCGCCAGGTTTGTTCTTCTTCTTCGTATCCCTTTAAAAGTGTTTTATTGGCGCTGTTCATAAGAACATTCTGAAGATCAGACGTCGTATGAAATGCCCGGTCGATTAGCTCATTGATGCCCATCATCCGCACATCGCCACGGCTAAAACCGCGCATGGCTTCAAGGTATTCCTTGGCCATGTCAATCGCGCTTAACCGAGCATATTGGCGGCCCAGATCGGTCGGGATCTTCACCGCCTTGCATCGAGCATCAACACCTTCCTGCAAGCCGCGTAGGAAGGTGTCGCCCGCGTCGCGGGTTACCTCAATCCTGGCAGGATGGCCAGCATGGGCAGGGGCCTTTGCCTCAATCGCAAGGCGAGCAGCTCGTACCACTTCCGTCATAACGCTAGGCAAGTCCTTCCCCGCAGTGGATCGAATCAGGTCTTGCACGGCAGCTTCGGGGAGATCCGCAGCGCCAGCGGCCCGGCGAATGTGGAGTTCTCGGGCAACCTCGTCAGGGGCAGAATCAAGGCCTGGAGTAGCAGCAGGATCGGTGACAACAGCCGGTTGTTTCACGGCGGTTTCATCTGAAGCAGTGGCCGCCGGGTCGCCCCCGGCCTTTTCAGTTACAGTAGACATCGGGGGGTCCGCAAGGGTTGATTCTGTTATTGCATCCACCGAGCGCATGACGCTCGCTGGATCCTGGCCGGCGATCACCAGCGAGACAGCAACCGGCTCCCAATCGATTGCTCGATCAAGGGGTTGATCTGCGCTGGCACGCTGCCATCTGTAGATCCGCGCATCAACAGAAAAACGCGCAGATCCATTCCTGAGGCGGGGAATGGCAACCGCCATGGCTTCATCTGGGCCATCCACCTGCACCGTGCCGACTAGGGCATTACTGCCATCCTCAGCCCGGCCCAGGTCCATTGCCGTGATCGCTCCCCAGCACGAGGCAGAGGTGCGCTGGTGGTCAATGTCCATAGGCAGCGGACGCCCTGGCCAACGAATGGCCGAGCGTTCGTGCACTAGCTGGACACCGTCGCCCACATCGGCGTCAGTTGAAATGACCACTGTGGCGGTCCGGGTCTCTTCGTCCCATGAAGATGGGGCGACAAGGGCCATTCGCTGGCAGGTTTGACTTTCTGTTGCCAGTGTCACCGCTGCTGTGGTCATGGGTTCGGGCATCATTCTATGCTATCAAATCCGAAGTTTTGCTGGCTGGGGGTGTAGTCGGCTGGGGGGTGTTGGAAACCTGCAGGCCGCCGCTGTCGTTTGTCTGGCTGGCGTCCACCGTCAGCACCAACCCATGGACCTCTCTGGCGTCCTTGAGGTCCTTGGCAAGCTCGGCAAGCACCTGCTGAGGGACATAGCCCAACGATCGCTGGACCTCGGACAGGCTCAGGATGCCGGCCCTGATCGCAATGACCAGCGCCTTGATTTCCTCGGACGGGTTGATCATCTCCCGCCTGGGAGGAGTCCAGACCATCCGACCGTTTACCCGGTTGGCCATGCCGGCCATTTGCACGGCAGCAGCAAGCCGCCTAGAAACTGGCTCCAGGAACTGCGGGATCATGATGTTCCAGCGCCAGTGTCCGATGTTTCGGTGGAACTCAATCCATCCCATTCGGCCGCTTGAGAAATTGACATCGGACAGAATCCCAGTCAAAGATTCAAACGTGATGCCGTAACCAGCTGCTACTGAATGCAGATGATGCCGTTGCATGTCTATGAAATTACCAGCCTCTGGGGGCTTGCTAAATTCTATTGATTTCCCTGGGGGCAATACTTCAATTGCGCCAGGCTCTATTTTTTCAAAAAGGGTTGCAATTGCACTATCTGGATTCTTGGGATCAACAGAAGGAGCGACAACATTGTCAGGGTCTGAATCTGTAATAAATGCAGTGAAGCAGCAGGCCAGCTTGTCCAGCAACATGCGGGCCTGGGCATGGTCGCCAATGTCACGCAACGTAAGCAGTGATGAGGCGCCCCACGGGACACCAGTGGCTTGGCCGGGGCGTCGCACATCGTAGACGTGGCAAATTTCAGAGGCTGGGATTTCATCAGACCCTAGCTGCGACTGGCGCCAGTCGCTTTCGCCTGGATGATTCTTTCTGATAAAATAGCTTTCCAGCTTGCCGTCATCATCATATTTCTTGCCAAAAATAATACTAGAGCCATTGTCTTTCGACATATCCAACCAGTCTGGCTCTAGTACCTGCAAGGTGAGTGGGGGAAGACCCTGCTTAATTAGGCGTTCATCAATGCGAAAGCGAATCAAGCAACTGCCACGAACTGCAACCGTGCGACCAATCAAAGATTGCAGTCCGTAAAAGTTTAGTTTTTCGTAAAAATCACAAAGCGGTGATTCTGCCCAATCTTTGTAAATTTGCGAATATCTTTTATTTTTATTAACTGGTTCGCCTATTATACCTTCTCCGATCCAGTTAGTTACAATTACCTTAATAGCCTTATCTGCCCACGCATCCGAGTCTACTTGATCTTGATGCCTTGATACAATTCGCTGCAATACTTGGCGAAGATCAGAATTGGGACCCCGGCTTTGCTCATACCATCCATCGGTTCGCCGCGACTGTTTGCCTGCTTCCCACGCTCGAAGATTGGCTTTATACAGCTCAGACTGTGCAACTTTTAATTGATTCTCCAGCTGCGCCTTAGTGCGTTTTCCCATCCTTAGGCTCTTTGAAAAATCTGGTAAATGCGACGCACCGGCCTAGTCTGGCTGTTAGCTTCCACCTCGGCAGCCATAATCCTTTCCTGTTGCTGCATTTCGGCAAGAGAGCGGAATGTCATCTCTCGTCCGTCGCTAAACCGGGTCTTCAAAACCCCGCTAGCCATTGAGGCCCGCAGTTCCGCTAGTTGCTCTGCTGTGTAGTTCATGCCGCCATTATACCTGCTACCAGAAGCTGCTGGTCTTGCGTCGGATCGGGGCTGGCGCTGCCCCTCCCGTCCCCGGCGCCTGGGAGCCCAGGGTGCGGGCGAGCTGGGTCCACATGGTTCCCTTGGCATAGCGACGGGACGCCAGCAGCATCGCGGCATAGGCCATTCTGGTGCAGTCGCCTCCCTCGTCATTGCACCCTGGGGGATTGATCCAGTGGTATTCGGTGCGGGCCCTGGTCTTGGGGACGTACTTCCAGGGGAACAACTCCCGCAAAAACTCATCTGTGGAAGCCTGCCCGAAGTGCAGGTATCGAGGCCCTGGCTGCTCAACCCGAAGCATGGCTTTGAGCATGTTCACGCTGGCGTCGTAGCCAGTGGTATAGAGCAAGCCACCGCGCCGGGTGATTGATTGATTCTTGCGGTTGACCTCCGTCGGTTTGCCCTTCTGGATGATCGGCAGAGCCTTGGTGCCAGAGCCTTTCATCGCAACCCACCGATCGGGACGGGCGCGGCAGAAGTCCTCGACCTGCTTGCTGCACAAGCCGCCATGGTCAACACCCCCCAGGTTGGCCTTCATGGTCCCCCCGTCCTGGCGGGCCCAGGCTTTCTTACTGATGATGTCCAGCTGCTCCCATACCTCCGGCTGCTGGGGGTCCCCTTCAATCTCGAAATGAGCAATGTGCCAGCCTTCCTCACCAGCCCCCCAGCCCCAGATGGTGTAGACCAGCCGCTCGCCCACGGTGCCGCCGCCGCCTTGCACGTCAACACCATCGGTCAGCAGCAACACCCCGGTCGGAATGTCCCACTCCTCGCCGTCCCATGGATAGCCATTGCCAAAGCCTACATTTTTTCGCCGCTCGGCCAGGCCATCGCCGGTAAGTTTGCTGGTGATTTCATCAGCCCATGGCACCCCTAAATCTGTATTATGAAATGTTTGCATGGGTGCCACGTTGCCCATTTTCATCTGCTCCAGCGCCACCCGATGCCGGGCCACCAGCTCGGGCCACATAGCCGCCCGGTGGTAGCTCATGCCAGGGCCGACCTGCTGTGATCGCCAGATCGGCACACCGTCGCGCAAGACCTGCTTACTGCGATCCAAGCCCAGCGGGCAGGCCCAGCCAGCGGCCTTGTCCATTGAATACAAGTTGCTGTAGTCAATAGGGGTTTCGCAATGCTCGCAACGAATCCGGCCCTCATCAGGGCCTTCCTTTATGAAATTCTCCCAGCGCAATTGTTGATAATGGCTACAATGCGGACATGGATAATACCTGTATTGTTGATCACCTTTCTTAAAGGCTTGCTCCATGTAATCGTTAGGGTATATCGGCGTGCCGCCAATCGTAAAGAACGGGTCCCAAATGTTACCGGCCCGCTGAAACAAGTTTCCAATGGTGTCGCCTTCGGGGCTGTCGTAGGTGGCCGGCTCTTCAAACAGGATTGGGCTTCGCTCCACCCGACGACCAGACCGAGGCGTTGCGGCGCTTACCAAGTGGATCAACGCACCATTGACAAGCTGCTTAAAGTCGTAACTATTTTTTAACGCTCCTTTTGTTTTTTTGTTATTTAATTGTCCTTTTAACCTGGGTATTCCATGGTTATCGTCAAACATTGAATCTATATCTTCGGTGCTGTATTTCTGTACTTCAGAGTCTGTAGGTTGTACCAGCATTATCTTAGATCGGCGCCAGTCCGAGAAAAACACGATCACCGCTTTCACATACTCCGACCAGCCAACACGCGACGGCTTCTGGCAAACCATGCACTCAACCTCTGGGTCAGTTGGCGCCAAGAACCAATCCTCTTGATATGGCCTAGTTCTCCACTTCTGCCGGCCATCGGTTGCGCTTGTAACATAATAATAAGTGTTACTATAATCCAGCATTGTCATAAACGGTTTAGGCTTTACCATGGCGGCAAGCCGTTTGGCCATTTTTCGGATATTGCGGTCAATCATTCCGGTAGCTCTTCAAACTCGTTGGAAGATACAGACTCGAAAATCTCGGATATAATCCTTTCAATTTCGCTTAGCTCTTGGTGGGTAAGGTGGGGGATCATTGCCTTGATTCGCTTATGGGCTGAGCTTGCTAGGGTGGTTAATTGCAGCAAGACAGCGTTATAGGCTATTTCCATGTCTTCTTTGTAAACTAGCTTTTCTTGTTCTTGCTGCAATGCCAAGGCTTCGCGTTGTGCTTTGATCGCGGCGATCATCTTTTCGCTTTCTGCCCTTTCGGGCACTTTCCCCCTGGGCAGCCCTGCTGTAATTGCCTGCTGAGTGGATGGCTGCTTGGGGGTTGGTTGATCGTTGGCGCTGGCTTGCGCCGTGGCTGGCCCCTGGCCAAGGTGGTGACCAGTGCCGCGCTCTGCTGGGCTGGTGGTGTTGGCCCACTGCTCATCAGCCAAGTCTGGATCAATCAGCCAGCTATTGCCCTCGCGCTTTACTGCAGGGGGCATCAGCCGGCCCTTCTCGATTGCTTTGATCACCGCCACATGTGAAGTCCCCCGCAGCCCCTTCGCCTTGCGGTGATTGGCGTACTGCTGGAGGTTCATGGGTCGTACTCAATCCCGAACCATTGCCGGCCGATTTCCAGCGCTACTCGCTGCGTCATGTAGGGCGGTACGGACATGCCGCAGACGTAGCCAGCAGCTTGGTTGCCAAAGTTGTAATCATCTGGGAACGACTGCACCCTGCAAACTTCTTGCCCTGCAAACCTGCGTGGTTCTTTCCAGTGTATTGGCAAAGAATCTGGCGACGCTGCCATTGTGTACACAGGCCCGTTCGGATTCGCTACATACGCGTTAAATCTATGGCCTTTGGGATGAGCTTTAGACAAAGGCTCTCCTGGTTTAACTGCTTGCCATAGCTTCTTCGTTTCTTCAGTCAACCAAGTAACTTTGTAGCCAAGACAAGCATTTTTTATCACACTTCCAATTTTAATTTCATTTTCTTTCATTTCTATTTGGAGCTTATTCCAGTTTAAGTCTTGGCGCCGTGCAACAAAAAACGTTCGCTCTCTGGTCTGCGGTACACCCATCCGCGCGGCGTTGAACAGGAACAGCTGCGTCTCATAGCCTGCTTCTCGGAATGCTGCAAAGATCTCTTTCACATAGCCCTTTGCATTGCCGAGAATCAGGCCCTTTACATTCTCGGCCACAATCACCTTCGGCTGCAGCCGCTGGCCTACATCAATGAAGTGCATGAACAGATCATCTAGCCGCTGCTTCTGCTGGCCTTCGCGGAAGTGATGCTCTGCCCCCCACTTTTTCTCACGCTTGCCAGCCATGCTGAACACTGAGCATGGCGGCGAGCCGTCCAGTAAGTCCAAGTTCTTCAGGTCATCAGGCAAGCCGAGCAGCGGCAGATCGTTAAACTGCTGCACCCCCATCAAGTAGCTGTGTTTCGGCTTGTGGTTGGCCCGATAAATTGCCATCATTTCTGGGTCAATCTCAACGCCGCCCAGCATGTTGAAGCCGGCAAGCTTGTAGCCCATCGTTGATCCGCCGCCGCAGTGGAAACAAGAAAAAGCCGTAAGGCCATTTTTTGGAACAGTGGCCAAGTCTGTCAGATTCCAGGGGCCATGAAAGCGGCGCAGCGTCATCCGTTAAACTCAAAGTTGCAACGTGGGCACTTGTGCTCAAAATCGCTAAAGTCTTCTTCGCTGTATTCTTCGGATCCTTTGTGATCTTTCGGCGCTGACTCTTCCTGGTCAATCCTTTCAGGATCCAGCAGCCCTGCGATCTGCTCTTCAGCAAAGCCCAGCAAGCTCAGATCAAAGTCTGCCAGGTTCAGCCCTATCACTTCTTGCTGCAGCAGCTCCATATCCCACCCGGCATTCAGCGCCAGTTGGTTATCCGCCAGCACATAGGCCCGGCGCTGCTCAGCGGTCAGGTGACCCAGCACAATTACCGGCACTTCAGTCAGCCCCAGGTCCATCGCTGCGGCCAATCGACCATGGCCGGCAATGATCCCATCGTCTTCGCCCACCAAAATCGGATTCGTAAAGCCAAACTCCTGGATGCTGGCGGCGATCTGCGCCACCTGCTCGGGGCCATGGGTGCGGGCGTTGCGCTCATAGGGCCGGAGCCGCGACAGGGGCCACTGCTCGATCTTTTGGGCCGTGTGCGGTGTCTGCATTTGTTTGTAACTCCTAGGGCAATTGTAACCGCTGAGATAAGGCGTGGTTACATTTGAGCGGTTTTGGGATAGGAGCTGCGGGAAACCCCAGTCGCCCCAATGCTTGTAACCTAATTGAGAAGCGTTATCAACAGATAAATCGCGGCTTCGTGGCTCCCTCGGTATGTGCCGTTGGGAGGACCCAAGCCAAAACCCCTTGCTATGACTGGGTTCTTGGCAGATCCCTTGGCATGACTGGAGTTTGGGGCAATAGCCTGAGAAGCCTTGGTATGACTGGGGCTTGCCAAGAGCCCTTGCTATGACTAGGCCGCGCATCATCGCCCCCCATAGCCCCTGGCGGCTGAGTCAAGGGCCCGCTTGTAGCCCGCTATGAAGCTCCTGTTGATCTCGATGTTGATCTCGGTTTGAATCAGCTGGCTGTGCTCGCCCTTGTCGAACATCCGAGCAACCGACGGCCCATAGACAACCTGCAACCGCCTCTTGCCGTCAGGCTTGCGCTTGTTCCCGACCCTGAAGGGCAGCATTACGCCACCCAAGCCCATGGCCATGAACGTCGTTGGATAGTCCTGGCGCTGGCCGCGCAGAATGCTGGCTCGGCCCGGTCGGCCCCGTTTTGTCGCCTTCCCCCAACCACGGCCGCGGCCTAGCCCTGGGAGCCCGGTGGCACGGGTGCCGGGCCTAAACCCGAACTGGCTAAGGGTTGGGGCGCGTGCTGCGAATGTGAGAGTGGCTTCTCCCCTGCTAGCCAAACCCGTAAACAGGCTTACATCTTGCTTGATACGTCTTGATCCAATGTTATATCTTTGGCTAATAC